GGCCGGTGACATCTATAGTAGTGCTGATGATGAGACAAAGGCCGCTATGCTACACGATGCTTTGCTTGGCACTAGAACTAAGGACATTAGTCCCGATTTAAGTGATGTTGACCGTACGGCACTCATCGAATATAAGTTACAATCTCAGGAAAAACGCAAGGCATGGCTAGATGACAATGCTAACGCTTCTACTTATTACACTGCTGCCTACAATAATCTCGATGCTGGTGGTACTCTTACAGCTGATGACAACGACCTCCAAAATAAATCTGGTGCTCGGTATGAAATGGTGGAAGCCCAAGTCAATGAACAGCTAGGCGCTTCAAGCGACTTAAAAGCTTTATATGACCAAATCAGTCAATCTGACTTTAAGAAGATGTTCGATCCTGATAGTGAAGATTATGACCCCGAAAAAGCAAATCTGTTATTCAAGTATGATGAGGCTAGAACTAAGGCTGGGGTATCAGATAATAAGTTCACTGATAAGCCTAAGTATAGTCTAAAATTTAATGCCGGTGGTGGCCGAGGCGGTCGTGGTGGGCGTGGCGGTAGCGGCAAGTTTGCTTTCGCTTCTATGCCAGAATCTCTTGTTGGTGTTAACGACGGGGCCAAATATGATAGTGTTGGTCCGACATTCAAACCAATTGCTGATTTACAAGCTCCGGCCGCTGTTGTACCTACTGGAAGAAGCATTAGCGTAAAAAAGGGAATACAGATATAATGAGGGTACTATGACTAACGACCAACGAATAGAAGAACTGGCACAATCAATCTACCTTGCTAGGTATGGTCAGGAAAACGATGTTACTGATGCAGAGTTGACTGCGTTTCTCGACAGGACCATAGAGTGGGTCAACCAGTTAACTCCTGAGATTGAGAAAAAAGCTGATTGGAACTTTGTACGAGAAAATGATGCCGTATTGGGAACAGTTCCCAATGGCACGACTATATCCTACGAACTGCCGAGTGATGTTCGTAAACTTGTTGTCAGTCCTTTCAGAGACGTTACTATCCGTCAAGATTCTACTGTTGTTTCATCATTTGACCTCGTCAATCCTAATCAGACAAATGACCCATCTGACCCGGGTGGAGTACGTGATCGAGCTACTGTAATACAGCGTAACCTAATCTTCTCTCGTTCATTGACAGATGCAGAGGTTGGCGGGAGCGTAGTGGCCGACACTATTGCGTTTATACCGAAGCTAACTCACGATGATGTGAGCCTTCTCGATATTCTAGATGAATATCCTGACATTAGGCAGGTTTATGTACTCGGTGTCATCAAGAACCAGATTTTGCCTGACACTGTAAAGGGCGGCCTAACTCCTAGCTATTCAGTCAAATTCGATAGATTGGTGGCAGACTGTATTGTAGAAAATAATGCTTCAGCCGACGCTTATGACCAAGACAGAGAAAGCTTCGGTTATGTAGGATATGCCTAATGCAACCAAACAGCAACTATCCAAAAGTACCTCAAGCAAAAATTAGTTCGCTTGATATTAATAGTCTCGACGCTGGGCTTGATGAGAGGGGTGAGGCTAATATACGCGCGAATGCCTTTTCTGTTGGCACAAATGCTATGGTTAACAATCAAGGTCTCTCTACTCATCGTCTTGGTTTGAAGCGTTGGCTTCCTGACACTGTTGGTCCAGCCTACCAAGTCTTTCCTGCATTGTATAATGACTTGGTATATTACATTACCGCTGATGATAGCAAGATAAAATATTGTTTGCTCAATGACAATGAATGGACTGACTGCGGTGGTGATAACGTTGTTACTACTGATGATACTATCACGACATTCTTGCGTGTGCTAGACAAGGTCTTGATTATGAACGGGGAAGACAATCTAGGATATGTTGACCTGACTAACATGGAGGTAGTTCACTTTGGTTTAGTCGCTAGTCCTGCCAGTGTTCCGACCGGTGCTCCGACTGGTATCACCAATTCCGGGGCATTCAAAGTCTATTACTGTATATCATATAACTCTGTAGTTGGTAAAACTGCTTCTACCCCTATCCTAAGCTATACCGTTAGCAAAATTCGTGAGCAGTGGGCTTCTGCTGGTACCGAGGGTGTAACAGTAACTGACCCGAACACGCGCCCATCAGGTGCTGTGAGTTGGAACCTCTATCTTGCAACGGCCCCAGCTGGTGGAACGATTCAATATAGCGATATGCTGCCGATAGCTCTTGGCCTTGACATCAATACCACTACCTTCTTTGACAACGGCTCTATCACTCAGCTTACTAATGCGGGAACTGCACCAGATACCAATAGCACTCAGGGCCCTAAAGCTAAGTATGGTATTCAAATCGAGAATCGACCCTTTCTCTATGGTATCAAGGATGACGAGTATGCTGTGCTCATTGGCGGTAACGATACCTCTGCCCTTGACTTTACAGAAGGCGCCGGTGGCTATCGACTTGTGCTGAATCAGGGGACTAATTATTACCCTCAATCAGTCATAGGGTTTCGAACTGGTACCGGTCTACCTAGCATTACCGTTATGTTCAGCAATACCGAGGGTCTCTCGAAGCAGTCAATTATCGAGCAAAGCACCGTATCTCTCGGGACATTCTCGGCTACTGTATGGGGCTCTAGTGAACAGAACTATGGTGCGGCTGGTGTATCATCACCATACGCCACATTGACCTACAAGGGTATGCTCGCGTTCTTGACAGTTGATGGTCTGATGAAGCTCAATACCCAAGCCTCATTGCAGAACGTATTGCTTCCTGAACGTATCTCTGAGCCTGTTGGTAACTACATCGATACTATTCGAACTGACATGCTCCCTCAAGCAGTTGCGACTGCATGGGCGAATCGTATGTTCTTTTCAGTCGCTTCTGGTGGATTTACCTTCAACAACAAAATAGTGGTGTATGATACTAGCCGTCGAGATAATGAATGCTTCTACGTCTTTGATCTTGAAGCTCAATGGATAGGTACTGTGTCTCCTCCGGGCACCCCGGGGTTTGTATACATCACCCAAGGTAACCACTTCTACCGGCTGGCTAACGCTTATGTAGCTCAGGATGAGAAAGCCGATGGCACTGTCGAACCATTCCCTGTTGAGATTACGACCGCTCTCATCGGCGGCAATACCGCTCATAACTACTACTACGCGATTGTTCAGGCTGTGTTCTACCTCCTTGACTTCGTTGGTGAGGTTACGCTCATCGTCAAATGGCGCGACCCTATCACAGGGAATATGAAGCAAAAATCGAAAGTAGTAACAAACGGTGAGTATGTACGCTCCTCAGTTGGAAACTGGTCATCTCCGGGTAATCTCTTCAATCAGCATATGCCTACTACTGTACTTCGCTGGGGCGAGACTGACCTAATGAACGATGCTGTTTTATCCCAAAAGAAGAGTAAACGATACGCTGTACCACTTGGTGATGTTGTCACCAATGAGCTACAGGCTACGGTCCTTTACTCTGACAACACGGGCCAAATATTCCGTTCTGTATCATTTGAAGGTCAGGGTCTAGGTATTAGCCCTGATTTGAGGTAGAATAAGCTTATGGATAATAGAATCTCAACACTAAGGGAAGAATGGGGTCGCGGTAAAGCTTGGATAGATCGAGCAACTAGGGACTTTGTCAACCTTGAAAATTTAGCTGATGGCTCAGCTTTGAGCACTCAGAAAAACTCACCACAAGTTGCTTCGGTCACCTTGGCTAACTCAGTCCGGGAAATACCGAGGAACTCAGTTCAGGACCTACCAGTCTTATCATGTGAAATAAATGGAACCGAGCGTTCTGTTGACGCGATTGTTGGTAAATTCTTGTTAAGAAAAGTTGTGTTCAATCCTGATACATTCGGTAACGGTCCTCTGTCAACTATGCAAATGGCTGCACAGATAGCGCTTACTGTAGGATTCGCTGGGTTAAGGGCCAACGTTGGTACTATGTTCAACAAGTTTAGTACAATGCTAGAGACTCTTCACTACAACGATATAGTGATAGAGCCGGGAGTGTTCGATGCTTCGAATAGCGGCTATTACCATGTTCGAACGCGCGTACCAAAGTCTGCATTAGGTCAGCTAATCAAGGATGTTGAGAAGAACAGCAAGACTTCTTGGAATGTTCCAGCACTTAAACAAATTTATGAACAAGGCCCTCAGCCTTACGACTATTCCCAGTTCTTGTCTGTCCCACGGCAAAAGAGTGTCACCACGGCGGAAGATCAATTTGACTTTATCACGCGATACGGAGTCGGTCCATATCATCCAATAGAGGTTTACTCACCTCAGCAACAGGACACTGATAAGCCGTTAATGAGCTTCAAGAGCAAGAGTAAATTCGGCTATCCTCGTGTGTCATTCCTAGTAATTGACCCGGCTCAGCTATCTCCCTTTGGCTTGTCACGAGCTTTACTCGCGTCACCTATGGCTAATTATGGTAATATCTACTTACAATCAACGGCAAAGATGCAGTTGCTAAACTCTGATGCTCCTGTCTTTAAGCGAGGGCTGTTCACTTCTCCCACACCTCTCAGGAGGGGCGTGACATGGGAATCTACTGACCCAAATGCCGATGTAAGGATAATGGAACTATCCAACTCCACTCTTGAGCAATTCGATAGTGTTATGCGTTATGTGGATAACTCAGTCCTAACGACGATGGGTGCGGCTGGAACCGGCACTATCGGGAATGGTTCTGCTTATCAGAACAAAGACGCAGTTCAAAGTCAGGTCAAAGACCGCGACATATCGTCTGCTCAGGTTACGTCAATAGTAGAGAATGCTATCAGGCAATATGCACTTACTGCGCTGGACCTCTATATCTCAGAGCAGGTTGGTAAAACTCCTCTGGTGGTGGATGATGAAGCTAAGGACGCTATCAATCTTATCGAGGGTGAGGGTTTTGTCGGCGAAGACAACATCGTCCTCATCGACTGGGAAAAATACTATGCACGAATCAACACATGGACGGTCAAGGTAGAACTATCGATTCGACCAGAAGACCTCAAGGATAAGCAACGCTCAGACCTTCAGGATGCTGTGACAGTGATGTCTCAGACATCGAACCCTAATGATCCTACTGCTATGGCACGTAAAAACGCCGCTGAGGACGCTCTGCTTAAGGACTTGGCACCAGACATCGTTAAAGGTTCTGAAGACGCCCCAGCGCCTCCTATGGCTGCTTCTGTACCAGCTGTTGGTGGGGAACCGACCCCACCAAGCCAATAATGGCCGCCAGTGACGCGCTATGGAACGAAGTAGCGCGTCTTCTAAACATAGAATTTTTTGAAAATGGGCAACCAATAACAGGGGTGCTCCTACTTGAGTTGGTTAAAGGCGTAAGCGAGATATTGACAGACGAGCCGCCGAGTGCTTAAATGTTATTAAGATGTCACAGCCAACCGACGAACTAAACAGTTTAGGTTATAATTCCTCTCAACCTGATATTGATTTTGCCCCGAAACCACCGGTGAACTCACAGGACGAGATTGATTTACCAACGATTAAGCGTATGTTTGCTCTAATTAAGCAACGTCGCGCTTACTACGACTCTAACGCCGCCCTTTCTATAGGCATTGATTTGACCATCGAAAATCAGGTGATAGTGAACAGGAAAGTTATTCAACATATTGATGAGCTTGAAGCACTGTTACGCTCAACAATGTCTAAAATAGAGGAGGTCCATAATGAACGATAACGATAGTCAGGAAAACTTTGTCTCAGCTTTGGAATCTGAGCTTGGTATTGCATCATCAGACCAAACTAGCGATGCGTCAGCGCCAAACCAAAGTGATGTCGGTGTAGATGATTCTGTTACCCCAGTTATACCTTCTGCCGACGAACAGAGCGAGTCTGCTGATTCTGAGGCGACAGACGAGACACCTCAACCTAACAGTGGTTCCAATGACGAGACTAATGTTGCTACTGGCGACCAGTCATCTGAAGCAAAAGAAACAGCTGAAGAGAAGGCTAATCGAGAAGATGAAGCGTCTGCCAAGTCATTAACAGTTGATGATGTACGCAAGGCCATCCGAGAAGAGAAAGCCGAAGAAGCCTCTCGTGTCGATGTTTTGCACAAGGTCCGCGGTGAAATTATAGAGAAGATTCATCCTGAAGGTATTGACGACAAGATTTATGACAGTAATGGTCTCGTCATTAAGACGGCTCAGGATATAGTGGACCGAGGTCTCATCAATGAAAAGACTGGCGAAGCATTCACCTACGAGGAGGCAGCTTCGTTCATGCTTGATGCCGGTAAGAAGATAGCTAAAAGTGTTGATGAGCTTAACAGTTGGGCCGAAGACGTCGCAGAAAAGAACATATCCCTATCTGAAGGAAATAAAAGAGTCATGGAACGCTGGGGCGACATTCTCCACGTTATGCCAAAGGTTGCTAAGTCTCTTTCAGAGAAGTATATTTCTACTCAGCTGACTTGGGATAAGACAGGTAGCTACATTGTGAACATGACCACAACACCTGAAGAGTTCTATGACCTAATGATGCCAGCTTATCGACGTGTCGGAGAGCTTCTAGTCGCGCAGAATAAGCAAGAACAAGCTGAAACTGATGCCCAAGCTTCTCAAGAACAGTCTGAACGAAATGGTCTGCCACCTCAACGGGGTCAGAGTGACGTGGGGGCCAATACTGGTGACCCATTCGTAGACGCATTGATTGATGAAATGAATAAAGGTTAAGGAGGAAAAGCTATGATTGTATTCGAAAACATTGACACTGGCGAGACTATCGCCATTAGCAGAAAAACTGAAGGAAAATATTACCGCGCTAAGCTCTCTGCTGCTATAAACAGTAGCAACATGAATGTTAATGCCGACCGCGGTCAAGACTTCGGCTGGCGCTTGGTTCCTGAACAGCAAGCTCTCATAGAGCAATGGGAACATGACCCATCTATGATTGATCGAGTCTCTCAATGGTCAAAAGTTATGGTTGACGGTCTTACTCACACAGAGTTTTTGGCCTATATGCTCTATCAGCAGGAACTTGGAAATGCTCCTGAATCAGCTACGCTGGATGACCGACGTGGTAATCAGCGCGAATATGAGGCTAGAGTTGAAGCTTTGCGTAGCGGTAAAGTAGAAGCTATGCCAGCTTTTAATTCCAATGTAGTACGTGGTGAAGAGACACTGGAAGACTTTATGGATGGTACACTCACTGGTGATTCTAGTGGTGACAAGGTCGAAGACGAGGATGAGCCTTCTGACCTGTCTAAAAAAGTTGCTGAAGTAGAGGTGCCAGAGCACCCATTACCAGAGTCAAAGTCAGCTCCAAAAACTCCTAAAGCTAAAAAGTAGGCTAATATGGGATTCCTAGGCGATATAATTCGAACTGTCGAAGAAGAAGCTACCGACGTTATCGACGCGATATTCGGAGACTGATAAGTGAACGTCCCGGCTCACTTTGACCCGAGATTATACCAATCGAAGTTCCTCGCTGATATCAGGGACTACTGGTTTGTAGTAATGGAGTGGGCCCGCCGCGCCGGCAAAGGCCTCACGACGTTCATTTATGCTATTGGGCGTATGGTCGAAGAACCCATAGGGGTAATGATTATCTACCCTACTGCTGAGCAGGGCTACAGGTCATTTTGGAACAACATCGAAAATGATGGCTTTCGTACCATTGAGCATATACCGCCTGAAATGCGGGCAAAGTTTACTGACACCAAAGATAATATGTCGATGGTGCTCAAGAACGGCTCTACACTTGACTTAGTTGGAGCTAACGCTGACCCCGAGAAGTTACGTGGTAACAACATCAAGATTTATATATTGTCTGAGTTCGTCGATATAGACCAACGAGTGCTAGACATTATTGAGCCTATCGCCATTGCTAACGGCGGTCAGATAATCATAGAGAGCACACCAAAGCAAGATGGTGTCAGCGGCATGACTTTCGTCAAACTGCGAAGAGCTGCCGAAAAGGACCCCAACCGCTATTCTAGTCGTGTCCCGGCCACTGAATACATGACAGCCGAGCAGCTTGATCGCGCGCGACAGTCATGTATAGACAAATGGGGCAACGACTTTATGTATCGTCAAGAGTATTTACTTGATGAAGGTCAAGCGCTCGAGACTAGCTATTATGGAAACATTATCACGGCCAAAATAGAGACCGGATTGATTAGTGATAAATACCCTTATGACCCGAAATACCCTGTGTATACTGCTTGGGATTTGGGTGGTGGTGGAGATACCACTGCCGGTCTTTTCTGGCAGTATTACGATAAAAAGCTCCGAATAATCGATGCCTATGAAACGCATGTGATTAATGATGAGGCGCTCGTCAATTTTATTAATACTCGTGAATACTTTGGTAACTACGGTTGGCATTTTTTCCCGCATGACGGCAACAAGAGGGATTCCGATGGCGTACATCGTATAGTAAAACTGCAAAAGCTCGGGCTACCTAATGCCAGTCTCATCCGCCGACGCGCGAAAGAATACGCCTTAACTGACGCTATTCAACTAATGCGTGACCATAGAGTCAGTGTCTATTCTCCGACCTGTGATGTAGAAGGAGGCTTTTTAGATAAGGTGCGGCTATACAAACGAAAATGGAACTCGACAACAGGTGATTATATGGGTCCCGAGCATACTACAGCTTCTCACTATAGCGACGCATGGCAGTATGTTTCAGACGCCATAAAACAATTCTTCAATGAGAAGACAGGCCTATTTATGATCAATACACAACCAACCAATAATATCCCAGCCTATATACCACCAGATGAGGTCAATTGGGACTTTTAAAAAAGTACAAAAATAGAACGAAAAAAGCTTGTGTTTTCATTGACCTTAGCTCTATAATGTGATTAGAAGTTTAAGACTTCTCAAAGAAACTTAAATACGAGGATAACTCATTATGGCTCAGAATTATGGTACTGGTACTTCCAGTCTGATGGATTCACCGCTGGCGCTGAAGTCTGTGTTTGCTCCGTATGTAGGCGACAACGGCTACAAATGGACCGATGCTAACACGATTCAGGTAGTTGCGACTCCTGATGGTTCAGTCGAAGACTATAACGAGGCGAGCACGTCTCCTGTTACAGTCGGTCTCGTAGGTACAACCCTACAAAGCTTGTCGCTTGCTTACAACAAAGCGATGTTCCAACGAATACAGCAAACGCTGATTCAGGACACCCCTGTGGCGAATTTCGCTGCAAAATGGGCAAAACAGCAAATCGAAGATGTTTTCGTCCCTACCCACGATGTTTACTCATTGAACAAAGTTGCACTTGGGCGTGCAACCGCTAACGACGTTACCGTTACCGCTGGTGCAACACCTCCAAGCTCTGGTCTTGCTGCTAAATTCGGTCAAGCGTTCATCAACATTCACGCAGAAGGTGCTGAGGCATCATCTACCATCGCTTGGGTAGCTGACACTTTTGCGAACTCACTTGCTGACCAAATCACATTCACGGGTAGTGATGCTGGTTACAATGAGGCCAAAAACCAAGCGTTTCTTGGTAAGTTCAAGGGTATTGCGTGTATCGCGACACCTGATACTTACTTCACACGTCTTGGTGCCACTTCGCAGCTTCGTATATGGGTGCTTATGGCTGACAAACGAGCAATCGTTAACGTTATGCCAAAGATGAACCCTACGGACTACAAAGTGCTCACTCAAATCTCAGGATTTAGTGGTGTTGAAGTTCAAATTCGTGACCGTGCTGACACCTTTGTTCTTACGAACAAGGCTGCCAACATCAGCTTGATCCGTGAAGCTGGTACGATTTCCTAATCGTATTTGGTCCTTAGCCTTAGAGCCTCTCCGGAGGCTCTTTTGCTCCCCCAAAAAATGTAGCTTATGTTGTAAAAAATACAATATCAATTAAGCATAGTCATTATAGTAATAGTGTTGTATAATTCAAGTATATGAGGAGTTCATTATGACAATAGATTTGATTAGGGCAAGCAATGGAAGCGGCGAAGCAGTACGGTCCGTTGTTACTAGCCCTCGTACCATCGGCTCCACTACGTTAAACGTTGACTCGCTGACTAATTACAACACTAAATTTATATGTACATCAGGCGATTTGCTTGCTGATGGCACTCTAGATCCAGCAACAGTAACTGTTTTTTATGGTACGAAGAACGTCTCTCAAGTAATCATAGATGGGTTCGCGCCGGGCTACTCCGACCTAGGCAACACTGTTGGGCAAGTAGTAGTGTGTAAACCTACGACTGCATGGGCAGACAACGTGGCCGATACCTTAGCCGTCACCCTAAACAACGACGGCACGTTAAAGACGGATATTGTTACTACAGCGAAAATACTAAACTCTAACGTAACAACCGCGAAAATCGCTGATGACGCAGTGACTATGGCAAAAATATTTAATCCGTTTTGTTTTTATGCGTATCACAATACCACACAGTCACTTGGTAACTCAGCAGAAGCAACCCTGTCGCTAAATACAGCATCTCTTGACCCAAGTTCAGGTTTTGCTGCCTCTACCTACACTGTTCCAGCTGGTGGAACGGGACTTTGGATGCTGACTGGTGGCTGGTCTACGGCCAGCGCCAGCGTAACCCGTGGTTTTGCAGCAGTGCTAACGACCCCCGGAAATTACAGGGGAGATGATATAACCGGAACAGCAATACGATATGTGCGCTTCTCCATCCTAGTGCCTCTGACTGCTGGCGATACAATTAACTTGCGTGGTTTTCAAACAAGCGGTGGGTCCACCACGCTTCTGCAAGACAGCACATTCTTATCAGGGACTTTAATACGAACATGATGACTCTGACTGATACTTACGGAGCTGGGGCGTAATATGAACCCCGAAGCAACTCTTGCATTAATTGGCGTTGTATCTATTGCAATGGGTGGAGTTGTATATGTGATGAAGAAACTGTTTCAACAAAACTCTGATAATACTGTTGCTTTTACAGAGACACTAAAGGCAAAGATTCATGTAGACGGTGAGTTGTCAAAGTCTATCAGCCGTCTTTCTCTGAGCATGGACAACGGCCAAGCCCATGACATTGAGCGTCACGAACTAGTGATGAAACAGCTTGGTGTACTGCACCGTAATTCAAACGAAATATTGAAGAAAGCCGATAGAAACTATAAAGCTATCAACACAAAAATTGATACTCAACACGTAAAAAACCAGATAGTTGAGAATGAATCAGTAAAAAACAAGCGGTCTTAAGCCCGTAAGTGGTATAATATAACCGTAAGTAAGATAAGGAGTCTATCATGGCTAAGAATAAAGAAACTACTGAGCTCAGTGAGCGTCAGAAAACGCGCGAAGCTAATTTCGAGCAAGCTCGTCAAACTGCTTTAAAAAATCACGAAAAAGACGTCGCTGACCGTAGTGTCGGTGAGGTTGATGAACCTGAAGCAAAAACAGAAGATTCTGAGAAGAAAGATTAATATTATGGCTAGGACAGCTAAATCAGTTCCACAAACTCAAGAGGTAGCTGTCCCTGCCATAGCTATTAATATAGAGGTAGAAGAAGATGTCCGCTAAACCAAACGCTTCAATGTGGGCAGTAGCTGGCCTTAATAAGTTTTTTAGAGGTTACCCAGCTGGTCTTACTGGGCAGTGCGTAAGTCTTGTAAAGGGGTTCCTTGAAGAGATGACTGATGTACCGAACCCACAGGCTGCACGAGGTCACGCTAAAGACTTCGGCAATACTCTAGTCGCACAAGGTCATGCTAAAAGAGTTAGCTCATTGCTTCGTAAGCGAGGTGACATCGTTGTATGGCCTTTTGATGGTGGTGGCTATGGGCACATAGGTGTTCTTGTAAGCCGTAACACTGTCTTTGAAGAGA